AAAGAAAGAACCTGGTTTTGAAAATGTATTAAAGAATGCAGAAGATACTGCAGAAAGAATTGTTGCAACAAAAAATTTAAAAGGCGCAGAGAGATCTAAAGCTTTAACTACAGAAATAGATAAACAAGTAAACATATTAGCTAAAAACAAAATGTTAAATTTAAAACAATTAGCTATCAAAGGTAATCTTGAACCTAATAGTTTATTTTTTGGAGTAGGAAAAGCGTTAGGTATGAGCAAAGAATTAGTAAAAGAAAAAGGATTACCTGATGCAATGAAAAAATTATTATCTATTGAAGACGGTAGAACTTTGGGTGAGTTAACTAAAGCAGGTAAAACAGTTGCTAAAGATGTTGAAACATTTAACCCTATGATTGCAGCTATTGATGTTGTGTTAAATCAATCTAGACAAATGCATGGCAAAAGAGTTTTTGACGCAATGTTAAGAGAAGGTTTAGATTTACCTGGAAGAGCAGGTCTTATTTTAGATGAAGCAGCTGTTGCAAGAAAAGGATTAGACACGGCTAAAGGATCTTTAATAAATTTAAAAAATATAACTGAAGTTGGAAAAAGAGTTGACTTAGATGATGTATCTTTAAGTAGTGAACTTTTTGATGGTAGGTTTTTTGCAGCACCTGAAGTAGCCAATGCGTTGGTAGGAGCTAAAGAATTAACTGCCAGTTTGTACGGCCTGCCTGGATACAAATCTTTAATGACTTTAAAAGCTGGAGCTCAAATATCTAAAACTATTTTATCACCAATGACACAAGTTAGAAACTTTACAACAGCTTCTTTCTTTCCATTAGCTAGTGGATTGATTGGAGGCAAAGTAGGTTTTAAAGATGCATGGAGATTAACAGCTGGAGATATATTTCAAGGGGCCAAAACCGATAAACAAAAACTTGCTAAAATAGAAAACCTTATTAATCGAGGTGTTATTGATCAGAACATAAACGTTCAAGAAATGAAACGTGTGTTAGAAAAAGCTAAAGACGGTAAGATTACTTTTAATACTTTAATGAACACTAGAATTATGCAAAAGCTAACAGACATCTATCAAGGTGCTGATAACTTTTGGAAAATATACTCTGACAATTTTTATCAAGGCGCATTAAAAACTGCTTTTGGAAATCCAGAAACATTAATTAAAGGTAGCAAAGCATACAATACTTACATGCAAAATATTGAAGACTGGTTTAGAGTAGTAGGAGGACAAAGATTTGTAAAATTAGATCCATTAACTGGTGTAGAAAAAACACCATTACAAGCATTAGAAGAAGCTTCAGCTTATTTAGTAACCAATACTATTCCTACATATAGTAAAGTACCTGCAATAATTGAAAACATTAGAAACTTACCTTTAGGTAATTTCGTAGCATTCCCTGCAGAAATTTTAAGAACGACTGCAAATATTATAAATATAGGTGCAAGAGAATTAACAAGCACCAATCCATTTATAAGACAGATGGGTGCAAGAAGATTAGTAGGTGTTTCGACCGTGCTTGGTGGCATAGGTTTTACAGTTCAAAAAGGTGCACAATATATGACAGGCGTAGACGAAGAAATGATGAATGCATTTCAAACTTCTTTTGCTCCACCGTATCAAAAAAATTCAACACTAGTCCCAGTATCTGCTCCGGATGAAAATGGTAATTTTAAATATTATAATTTTTCATATTCTAATCCGTATGATTCGCTAGTAGCTCCAGTCAATGGAATCATTGGTGCGTTTACAGAAGGTAGATTAAGAGAAGACAATGTAATGTCTACTGTAATGGATTCATTGTTTGGTGGTGCAATCGATCCAAACAAAAGAAAAGGTGCAATTATAGAATTTTTAACACCTTTTATATCTGAGTCTATTGGTACTGAAAGAGCTTTTGACGTTACAGTTAGAGGTGGCAAAACTTCAGAAGGTAAACAAATTTATTTTCCTCAAGATGATCCAAGTGTAATTATTGCTAACTCTCTTAAACATATTTTTGGTGGATTAACTCCAGGAGCTGTAACTTCTTTTGCTAGAATTTGGGATGGAGCAACCGGTAGATTTACTGATTATGGAACTCAAAGAGACGGCCTTGACGAAGTAGTAGCTTTAATGTCAGGGGTTAGAGTAGAAGATGCAAAACCATTATCTAGCATGCCATTTATTTTAACATCATTTAATGGTGATAAAAAAAATATGAGAAGTAAATTTGCAAGAACAGCATATTCTGCTCGTTCAAATGCAGAACAAAAACTTGGATCTTATGTACAATATATGTTGGAGTCTTTTGATTCTCAAAATAAATTATACATTACATTAAAAAATGCAGAAACATTAGGGGTTAGTAGATCTAAATTAAAAAAAATATTAGAAGAACGTTTAACAAAAACTGAATCTAAACTTTTATTAAAAGGTATATTTAAAACACCATCTTACAGTGAAAATGCATTTAAATCTATTGAGACAAGACTTAAAAAAGAGGATGTATTTGAAGGAATTAGAATAGGTAATGAAAACGATACTGTTATGGAAATATATGATGACCTTAAAAAAGATTTAAAAAAATATAAATTAGGTGGATCAACAGATCTTTTAAATGATGCAATAGATAGTTTATTGAGTCCTGGAGTAGAAGAGGTTAGAGATTTAAGAAGTGATTTAGCTCCTCCAACTGGAACCTTAATTGCAGAAACTAAAGCAGTATTACCAGTGGATCAAAACAAAAATGCACCAGTGAATGTAGCTTCTGTTAATGCAACTAATCTAGGGTCTAGATATAATTTACTACCAACTGATCAAAAATTTGATAAATTATTTCCTTTAGGATAAATTATGGCAATAACTTTAAATGAAATAGCAGAGATAACTGGTGTAGCACCAGGCAGAACTGTCGGTGAACAAGTATATGATTCATCTATTAATACGGTATCTTCAAACAAGGATCTTGGATCAGATACTTATCCAGGAAACATAACACCTTATAGTGACCAAGTAGATCCTTTTTATTCAGGACTTCAACAATTTACTCAACCTATAGGGTCTTTCTATAATAATTATGGTGCTCCTATTGCAGGAGGTATAATGGGTTTACTTACAAATATTCCAGGGGTAGGTTTATTAGCAAATAAATTTGGCCCTAAACCTTACGACAATAATTTATTGAACATGTATGGAGGCTATGGTCAAGGTGGCAGTCAAGATAAATTCGGTTATAACACAGTAAGTATGATGGATAATTTTTTACAACCAGGATCTAATTCTTATAGATCTTACGCTTTAGAAGGATTGGGTGGTTTAGCTAAAGATCTTGCAGGTGATTTTTATCAACAAAATTACGGTAAAACTTTTGATCAAGTTAAAGATGAAATACAAAATAAACAAAATCCTTTTGGTCCACAACCTACAAATATAGGAACATCAGATTACTATGGAGGAGATGGTGGCGGTGGAGGATTTGCTGACAATTCAAACGCTTCTGATCCTGGTGGTTCTAATGAAATGGGTAGTTTTTAATGGTTAAAAAATCTGCATTACAAAAAATAGAATACCATGAAAAGATCTGTAGAATTATGCAGAAACAAACTTTTGAAAGAATGGATAGAATGGAAACTAGAATAGCTAGATTAGAAAAATGGATTATTGGTGGACTAGGCGCAATACTGTTAGCTGTACTTTCAAATCATATGTAGTCTAACGACACATACATCCAATAAAATCTCCACTACCATTGTTCATTATATGAAGATTTAATTCATTTACATAACCAGTAAGTTTGAGTCTAAGTATATCACAAAGCTCAAAGCAATTTACTTTAGTTGCTAACTCTATACCCTCTAACAGTTTAGCTGTTACAGGTATTAAGTGATACAGTCCATCATTTAAAATTATTAGATCCATGCTTTTAACTCTTCTCCCATAACTTCACTAGCTATATTTATTTTTTTACGCAAAGCTTTTACTATACGTTCATCTACAGTTTTTTCACATATAATATCTATGTAAGTCATCTTTCTTTTTTGACCAATACGATTTATTCTAGCCTCACTTTGAGTTCTTTTTTCTAAATCATAACCATTAGAATAATAAATCATTACATTAGCTTCTGTAAGCGTAATACCATAGCCTCCTGTTTGTGGTGTCCCTACTAAAAATCTAACTTTAGAATTAGGGTCCTGTATTTCTTTTATGGCTTTGGCTCTATCTTCAGTAGATGTGGACCCATAATAAGTCATCACGGAACCTGGATCATATTCTTTTTCAATAGCTTTGACTACGGAGTCTATATCGTGTCTCCAATGGGCCCAAATAATAGCTTTACCCTCTACCTCTTCTAATATATCCATTAATGCATTGACTCTTTCATTCTTAATAATTTTAAGTGTACCATCGTCAGCCTTGAAGTGACCACAAGTAATTTGCTGGAGTCTCATAAGTTGAACTAATGCAGTAGAAGTAGTCATTAGTTTGCCGTCCATTTGTGCAAGTGCTACATTTTTCATTTGATCATAAAGTTTTTGTTGTTCTTTACTTAATTGTATAATTCTTTTTTGGTATGTATAATCAGGTAAATCTAAACAATCTTCTTTCAACACTCGATCAGAAAACGTAGCAATTTTATCTGAAAGTTCCTGTAAATTTTTATAACCAACTGGAACCTTAGCACTGTGAGAACCAAAGTTCATAGTTTTAAGGATAGCGTATCTAGTTCTAAATGCATAGTAAGAAGTAAAATCTAATAGTCCTTCTCCTAAAAATTCACATTGTTTATATAAATCTAATGGAGATTTAGTAACAGGTGATCCTGTAAGTATTCTTTTATATTTAGCATGATCACCTAATGAACAAATATGTTTAGATCTTTTTGCATCAGGATTTTTTATAGTTGTAGACTCATCAATAGCCATCATAGTTCTATGACAACGTAAAAATTTAGCTGCAAATTCTACACCTTTACTTGTACTAAAAGCATCTACATTCATTATTAAAATATGTAAATCTTCACCAGGCTCAAACAAAGAATCTAATTTTAATTGTTGAGACTTTGTAATGTTAGCTTGCCACAACACCATTTTTTTATCTATATGATCTACCATGTGTGTTGGTATTTCCGAATCAAACCAATTTTTATATACACCTTTTGGTGCAACTAATAAAAATCCATTAATCTTACCTTTGTCATAAAGCATAGATACATTATCTATTAATACTTTAGATTTTCCTGTACCCATTTCCATAAAGTAAGCAAACACTTCTTTATTATGAGATTTATTAAGAGCTTTTAATTGATGCTCATATGGCTTAGTTTTAAATTTATAGTTCATAGTAATTCTTCTTTCTGTTGACAGGCATATCAAAACCTATATAACAAGTCAATAGGAAAGTTATGAACACAGTTTATATAATACAAGAATTGCCAGGAACTAAGATAGGCGCTCCTAAATTTAACATTATGGGTGCTCAAAAGTTTGGCACATTAAAAACTTTATTACCAGAACACTCACAAATTATATTATCTCCAGGCCCATTAATTTTTAAATTAAGAAAATTATTAGATAAATATACTCCTGATGATTATTTACTACTTACAGGCGATCCTGCAATTATAGGTGTAGCTTGTTCAATTGTGGCAGATAAAACAGGAGGAAAATTTAATTTATTAAAATGGGATAGACAAGAAAAGACTTATTACCCTATAGAAATAAATTTATATGAACAAGGAAAGATTGAAGAATAAACTTGACATAGGATATTATGACATTATATTAACAGCATCATTAACTACTACGAAAGGTAAAAAGATATGAGCATAAACTTAGAAGAAGACAAAGTTGATTCGTTAGCTAATACGAACGACATGAAAGAACTATCAGAACAAGTCATTAAGTTAAGGACTATGGAAGATAAGTTCGCTGCCAAAGAAGAAGAATTAAAAAAAATTAAAAATGATATGGACGTTTTATCATCTGAGGTTATACCTACAATGATGACAGAAATGAATATATCAAAATTTAGTTTATCAGATGGTGCTGGCGTAGAAGTCAAACCCGTCTATGGTGCTTCAATCTCTAAAGCAAAACAGGAAGAAGCATTTAACTGGCTTCGTAACAACGGCTTGGGTGATATCATTAAAAATGAAATTACCGTTTCCTTTGGTCGTAACGAAGATAACAAGGCGGCAGAATATGCTGTCCTTGCACAAGGTCAAGGGTATCAACCAGCCCAGAAGTTGAAGGTTGAGCCAATGACACTTAAAGCATTGGTTCGTGAGCGTCTCGAGTCTGGGAAAGAGATGCCCACGGATCTATTTAACGTGTTTGCAGGAAACAAAACCAAAATAACAAGGAAATAGAAACATGAACAAAGAACCGACGATAAAGAAGAATGGTGCATTAGCTACGAATGTAGTGTTTGAAGCAGATGCAGCAGTACAAACTGGAACGGTAACTCAAGATGATCTTGCATTACCTTTTCTTAAAATACTTGGTCAGTTATCTCCTGAAGTAAACAAGAGAGACGGGAAGTATGTTGAAGGTGCAGAGCCTGGAATGATATATAATTCAGTAACAGGTGAACTCTTCAATGGTGAAAAAGGAGTCCAAGTGATTCCATGTTACTACAAACTCGAGTATGTCGAGTGGAAAGATAGAGGAAAAGATGGATCAGGTGCTCCTGTCAATATCTATCCTTCATCAAGTGACATCATGACTAAAACAACTAGAGGTGCAGACTTCAAAGATAGATTACCAAATGGTAACTATATTGAAAAAACTGCACAGCATTTTGTTATAGCTAATGGAAGTACACCTACTACGGCGTTGATTGCTATGAAATCTACTCAATTAAAAATTAGTAGAAAATGGAATAGCATGATGCAAAGTATAAAACTGCAGGGGAAAAACGGATTGTTTACTCCCGCATCTTTTAGCCATCTTTATCAACTAAAGACCGTACAACAGTCTAACGACAAAGGTACATGGTTTGGTTGGGAAGTGAGCAAGATAGGTCCAATTGAAGACGCTGCGTTGTATCAACAAGCTAGAAGTTTTTCTGAAAGCATTTCTAAAGGAGATGTTCAAGTTAAACATGGTGAAGATGATACTGCGAAAGCAACAGATGGGGCAGCTCACTACTAGAATTCCTTAAGAGGAATTGTTGCAACTGGGGTGGTGAAGCGAGAGTGAAGCCACCCCTAATAAAAATAAAGATGGAAAAAAAATTTATAGAAATATTTACAGGTTTAAAAAGAGACTATGGCTATGCAGATATAAACTCTGCATATAAAGATCCTGCTTCAGGCAAACTTAAATTAAAATATGGTTGGGCAGCTAAAGAATTATTAGAATCTGATTACTTAGACCATTTAAAAGGCGCAAAATCTATAGGCATTCAACCTTGTAATGATGAAGGACTCGCAAAGTTTGGAGCGATTGATATCGACTCAGATGAATATGATAACTTTGATTTAAGAAAGTATTTAGAAATTATTGATAAGAAAAATATTCCTGTAGTACCTGTCAAATCTAAGAGTGGTGGACTACATATTTATGTATTCTTTAAAGAACCAGTCAAAGCAAGTTTTGTCAGAAACTTTTTAGATAAATTATTGTTTACATTTGATCTTAAGGCTTCTACAGAAATTTTTCCCAAACAAACTCAATTAGGTATTGGTTCAGATAGTAAACCTATTAACGGTAATTTTATTAATTTACCTTATTATAATCGTAATGAAAGAGTAGGTGTAAATTTAGATGGAACTGACTTTACTTTTGAACAATTTATAAAAGTTGTCGAGGCTAACACAAAAACTAAAGAAGATCTAGAAGAATTTGCTAATGAATTAATTAGACAAGAACTTACTGGTGGTGCAGATGAATTCATTGATGGTCCTGTTTGTTTACAAAGATTATCTAAAACTAAGCTAGATGATTACAGAGATAGATTTATTTATAACTATATGGTGTTTGCTAAAAAGAAATATCCTGACAATTGGGAAGAAAAACTTTTAGAAGGTGCTAGAAATTATATTGTCTATGACAACATATGGGGAGATGAAAAAGTAAAACAAAAAATTAAAGCATATAAAAAAGAAACAGCAGGACACACTTGTTCAGAAGAACCTATTAATAGTATGTGTGTTAAATCTGAATGTTTAAAAAGAAAATTTGGTGTGGCCTCTGACAAAGTTAAAAAGTTTCCTACTATGTCTGCTTTAATTAAAATAGATTACTCACCTGATCCAGAGTTTAGATTTACGGTACATTACAATGATAAGGTAGAAGGTGAAACAACTCAGCAAATAATTGCAAGAGATATAAATTATATTATGGACCAAGAAAAACTTAGACGTTTAATTGGAGCACATACACCTATTCCACCACCGAGAATTAAAGGTGATGACATGCAAAATATTTTAGATAACCTATGGCAAGGAATGAAAACAGAAAAAGCTCCTCCCGGGACTTCACCAAAAGAAGTATTACATAAACATTTAGAAGATTATATTCATGGTGTACCAGCAGTAAGTGATGCTTCTTTTAGAAGTGGTAGTACACTAATAGATTCTGATGGGTTTGCTTATTTTGTATTTGATCCTTTTTATAATTTTTTAAAAAATAAAGAATGGAAATCTAAAATTGATAGAACAGGACAAATGCTAATGGATTTTTTTAACGCAGAACTTAGACATCCCAAAAGATATCCTAAAAAAACTACAGAAAAAAAATCAAATAATCCTGTGAGATGTATAAAAATTTCTATGAATTATTTTGATAAAGAAGAAAACGAAATAGAAATTTTACCAATGAAGAGTAAAAAAGATATTCTTTAATGACAAAAGTTACAAAGATATATGGCCCTCCAGGTACAGGGAAGACGGAGAAATTAATTAGACGAGCCATGGCTTACATTAGAGTAGGCACTCCAGTAAGTAAAATAGGTTACTTTGCATTTACTCGTAAGGCAGCTCACGAAGCAAGAGATAGAATGCTCAATAAAAATCCTAAGTATAAGAAAAAACAACTTAGGTATTTTCAAACATTACATTCTTTAGCTTTTCATAGTTTAGGATTAAGAGAAGAAAATGTAATGCAAGATTATCATTATAATGATCTTGGAAAAGAATTAAGTATTAGAGTTAATGCTAAAAAAGATGCGGATGCTTCTCCTTATTTAACTTGTGATAACGAATATTTTCAAATTATTTTAAAAGCAAAAGAAAAAGACATACCTGTGTGGGAAGAGTATTGCACGGCTGAACATTCTACTAATGTAGATCCTGATTTATTAAAACATATAGAAGCTAACTATAATAATTATAAACATCCAGATATAAATAATTTAGTTGATTTTACAGATATGATTCATGACATTGTTCAGCAGCCAAATAAAATTCCAGAGTTTGATGTGGTTTTTATTGATGAAGCTCAAGATCTATCTCCAATACAATGGAAACTATATGACATACTTAAATCTAAATCTAAAAGAATTTATTTAGCAGGGGATGATGATCAAGCTATTTATGGTTGGGCTGGTGCAGATGTAGATAGATTTATTCAAGAACCCGCTAAAGAAAAAGTGTTATCTCAATCAAGAAGAATACCAAGAGCGGTTCAAGATATTTCTGAAATTATTACTGGAAGAATTGCAGGACTTAGGGCAACTAAAAATTATTTGCCAAGAGATGAAGAAGGATTGTGTAGTAAAATCAATAGCTTGGAGAATCTTGACCTATTTAGTCAGGATTGGTTAATACTAACTAGAACTTTATCCAGAGCTAAAGAAGTATGTGATCTTTTAAAAGTAAAAGGTTTGTATTATGAAAACAGACATCAAAAAAGTTACAACACTAAACTATACAAAGCTATCATCAATCACAGTAAATGGCTTAATGGTGAAGAGGTATCTGACACAGCTTTAGAAGATATTAAAGAATACATGGGTAATAGAGAACTTAAAAAAGATTTAAAATGGTTTGAATGTTTTGATAATGCTCCAGCTGAAGATAAAATTTACATACGATTAATGCTTTCAAATAAAGAAAAATTAAGTGAAGCAGCGCGAATAAAGGTATCAACTATTCACGCAGCAAAAGGTGGAGAATGTGAAAACGTAATTGTAGTATTAGATAATGCTAAAAAAATAAGAGAGGCTACCACCAAAAGCATAATAAAGCGTGACGAAGAGCATAGAGTATGGTATGTAGGTTGCACGAGAGCAAAAAGAAACTTATATTTAATGAGAGCAAAAATAGAACGAAAGGGATATCCGCTATGACACACGATGATATATTTAAAGAAACATTTCCACAGTATACCCAAGTAGGAGGGAATCACTACACCAAGTTTCCCATTCAACCTTATGAATTTATTTCTAAAAATGATTTATCATTTTTTCAGGGCAACGTTATTAAATACGTTTGCAGGTATCAGAGAAAGGGTGGAGTAGAAGATCTTAAAAAGATTGTACACTACTGTCAGTTAGAGATGTTAAAAATAAAAGATATGAAATCTAAAAAATGATTAAGTATATACTACAAAAGATATACCATTACTCAACAGCTTTGACTTCATGGTCATGGCAAAAACTATATGGTAATAGAAAAAAAGGATATGGTTATAAAAAATGAAAGTACCTTTATTTGAAGCACAGACAGAATGGAATGAGCCTGAAGAGTATCCTGATCTAAGACAATACGATGAGATTGCAATTGACTTAGAGACAAGAGATCCTGATTTAAAATCTAAAGGATCTGGATCTATTATTGGTAATGGAGAAGTAGTAGGTATAGCTGTTGCAGTACCTGGTAGAAAATTTTATTTTCCAATTGCTCACGGATCAGGGCCAAACATGGATAAGAAAAGAACTCTTAATTGGTTTCAAGATATATTATCAAGTGATGCTATAAAAATATTTCACAACGCAATGTATGATGTTTGTTGGATTAAGTCTATGGGACTTAAGATAAATGGACAAATTGTAGACACGATGATTGCAGCGTCTTTAGTAAATGAAAATAGATTTAGATTTGATTTAAATAGTTTGTCTTGGGATTATTTAGGTCATGGTAAAAATGAAGCTGCTTTAAATGAAGAGGCAAAGTCTAGAGGACTAGATCCTAAAGCAGATATGTGGCAACTGCCAGCAATGTATGTTGGGTCTTATGCTGAAAAAGATGCAGAACTTACATTAGAACTTTGGCAAATATTTAAAAAAGAATTAATACACCAAGACGTTGAATCTATTTTTGAACTTGAGACAGATCTTTTTCCTTGTCTGGTCGATATGCGTTTCCTTGGAGTCCGAGTAGACGCTCAAAGAGCTCATGAATTAAAGAAACAATTAACATTGCAAGAAGAAGAGCTCCTGCACAAAATAAAAAAAGAAACGCAAATAGACGTTCAGCTAATGGCTGCAAGAAGTGTTGCCAAAGTTTTTGATAAACTTGGTCTACCATACGAACGAACTGCGAAATCACAAGCTCCATCCTTTACTAAAAATTTTATTTCGAATCATGGCCATCCTGTAGTGAGAATGATTGCTAAAGCTAGAGAAGTTAATAAAGCCCATACTACTTTTATTGATACCATAATTAAACATGAACATAAAGGTAGGATACATGCTGATATAAATCAAATTAGATCAGATAATGGCGGAACTGTGACAGGCAGATTCTCATACTCAAACCCTAATTTACAGCAACTTCCAGCCAGAAATAAGGATCTTGGACCTATGATTAGGTCCATATTTATACCTGAGGAGGGCCATACATGGGGTTGTTTTGACTATTCTCAGCAAGAGCCTAGGCTGGTAGTGCATTATGCAGCTTTACACAAATTCCCATCTGTTAATGATGTAATAGACAATTATGAAAATGATACTTCAACAGACTTTCACCAGGTCGTAGCAGACATGGCAAAAATACCTAGATCTCAAGCTAAGGTAATTAACTTAGGATTATTTTATGGTATGGGTAAAGCTAAACTTCAGGCTGAATTAGGAGTATCTAAAGATAAGGCAGCAGAATTGTTCGATCAATACCACGCTAAAGTTCCCTTCGTAAAGCAGTTAATGAATAGTGCTTCTAATCGTGCCCAGGAGCGTGGCCAAATTCGAACTCTCTTGGGACGATTGTGTAGGTTTCATTTGTGGGAACCAAATCAATTCGGTATGCATAAAGCGTTGCCTCATGAAGAAGCATTACAGGAACATGGACCAGGAATTAGAAGAGCCTATACTTATAAATCTTTAAATAAATTAATTCAAGGCAGTGCTGCCGATATGACAAAAAAGGCTATGTTAGATTTGTATAAAGAAGGTATAGTAGCTCACATACAAATTCATGATGAACTGTGTGTTAGTGTTAAAGATAAAAAACATGCTGAAAAAATAGTTGAAATTATGGAAAATGCCGTTACTTTGGAAGTCCCTAACAAAGTAGATTATGAATACGGTAAAACTTGGGGAGATATTAATGGTTGATTATGGCTTACTTAAATGCAAACAAATCGCCGATTTACGCACAAATTAGAAGGGAATATTTATATGATTGTAAAAAACATCACGGAGAAGTTGAAGACTGCATTATGTTTGGTATTAGCTCTTTGGGGGGTCGCGCTATCTTATGGCACGCTCTTATGGAAAATGGTGCAATCTTTTATCGTCTCCCAATTACGGCTTTTATTCAACGTGGTTTTCAACCGTCAGCTGTTCCATCCAAGAGACTTGATGAACTGGAACTTTGGAATTCTTTTAGTTATTATCCTACTGTTACTCATTGGTCTATTTTAAGCGCAGCTTCAGGAAAATACATAGGTAAAGATAAAAAATGGCATCATGGTTCATATCTTTTTACCATTGACTGGGCTCATCCAGATGCTAATATACTAGACACTGATCATTCAGAGATACCGCACGAGCATAAGTGCGCTCACATAATTGCCTTAGATGATGGTAATTTTGCAGCACAACCTAACAACAGATGTATTTGGGACTTACCTTCTTTTACGGTAAAAAATAATATTCCCGATTGGAAAGTGCAAACAAATGAATGGAACGTAGAAGATACTGGTAAATGGAAAACAGAAGATACCGATAATTTCTTTTACGAAATTGAGGAGAAGAAAAATGATTAAAAATGGAATATGTATGGACTGTGGACACAGACATAGAGGAATTGCACAATGTAGTTTTTGTGATTGTGTATGGGAAACAATAAAATTAGTGGAGAATAGTATGATTAAAAAAATATGGAAAAAAATTAAAAGTTGGTTTTGGGTTAAAGACTAATGAACAAAGAGGGCCCCAATGAATTACAGATTTACAGCATTAGTAATAATATTGTTATGTTTACTGGCTATATTTGTAAGGCCATCCTACACACCATTGAAACTAAATAAAAAAGACTATATAATTCCGCTACCAAAACCAAAAATAAATGAGTAAACAACCTTTAAATATATCTGAATCAGCAGCTGTGCAGATGCCGATGAAAACTGTAGCCTCGCTAATTCTGCTCGTCGCAGCCGGCGTGTTCGCATACACCGAGCTTACGGCCAGATTAGTTTCACTAGAGACATCACGTGAGCTGTTTGAAAATGATTTGCTTAAAAAATCAGAACAGGTCCCAACGGACCAGGAGCAACATTTTTTAATTGAGGATCTTTATAAGACTGTAGAGAAAATGGAAGAAACTCAAGAAATGAATATGACTAACAAAGTTAATATAGAATTTTTAAGAGAACAATTAGATAAAGCATTAGAAGATATTGAAGGATTAAAAGATAAGGTTAGAGAAAATGGAAAGAATTACTAGACAAGTTGTACAATATATTTCTGACATGGAAAAGAAAGCTAAGCAAATGAACTTTGTTAAAAATTTAAAAAAGTCTGTTGAACACGGCAAGAATGGTACACAAAAATATGTTATCAAGCAAGGTGAAAACAAAGGTAAAATTTTATGACAGAGTTGGTAGTAGCATTACTTATGATTGTACATGGAGAAATTAAAGAAGCACGTATCCAGACTTCAATGTCCGAATGTCTCAAAGGGGTACGTATTGCTAAACGTCAATTAAAAAAAGATGGACATGTTAAGTACCAGTGCATAAAATCTATGGCGGAATTAGAGAATAATATAGATGGTTCAAAATCAATTAAAAAACTTATACTCGAATAAATATGCAAAAGAACTCAGAACTCCTAAGTATAAATCTCGTGTAATTAAATCAAAAAAACTATATAATAGAAAAGGAAATAAAAAATATGCAACTTAGTAAAAACTTTACTCTTAAAGAGATGACCAAATCGATGACTGCTCAACGTAGGGGCATTGATAATACACCAGGAGCAGGTGAGATTAAAAGTTTAGGTGATCTATGTTATGAGGTTCTTGAACCGCTACGTGCACATTTTGACAGGCCAGTTACGATTACCTCGGGCTACCGGAGCGAGGCGCTTTGTGAAGCGATCGGCAGCAAAAAGACATCGCAGCATGCGAAGGGCCAGGCCGTCGACCTAGAGATATTTGGAGTGCCCAACATTAAGACAGCTTACTGGCTACAAAATAACGTGGACTTCGATCAATTGATAATGGAGTATTACGACAAGGACGATCCCGCAGGGGGCTGGGTCCACATAAGTTATCACGAATCTGGATCAAATAGAAAACAAGTTCTTACTTTTGACGGGAAAAAATACACCGAAGGTCTTCCAGATATGGAATGGAAGGATGGTAAAGTTGTCGGATAAATTTAAAATATTTCACAGAATAGATACGGTTACAGGTATTTGTGAAGAATGTAATGAAGAAGCTATTTTAGTTGCAATTGTTACAGAGTATTACAGGTGTACAAACTGTGGCGCTGATACTAGACAACATATTAATGGCAGCATAAGATATTTAAAGCTAGATGAAAGCGATAAAAAATGGGTAAAAGAACGTTCTAAATAATGGCTAGAAAATTTAAAGACTTTGTAGTTCGAGATAAGCCTAAAAAAAGAGGACCCCGTCAACATAAAAAATCATTAAATAAGTCGGAAAAAAGGCAAAAGAAACTTACTAGATATAAAGGTCAGGGTTAGTGACCAAAATCGTTTTACTTATGGTTTTATGCAGCGAATTTGCAGTTAATCAATGCAAAATTATACCTACACCAGTTGTATTATTTAATGATTACAGTAGTTGTATAGTTTATGGTTACGATTATTCACATAAATTAATATCAGGATTTGACCCAGAATGGACAAATAGTTATAGGGCTTATACTAAATTTTCATGCAAGCCCGATAAAATTATTTAAAATAATTATTGACACAAAGAATAATATTTTGTAGGATATCCTTATGTTAAAAAAAGAAAGGATATAACAAATGACTGATTTTAGCAAATACAAAAACATCTCAGTAAAAAATGAGACGTATTCGAAGATTGACAAAATTAGAAAAGTGTTAGTACCCGATGATCCGAATGTATCGAGAGCACAGGTAGTAACTATTCTAGTAAACAAAGAAGCCAAACGTTTAAATGGCAAACTTAAATAAACCAATAAAGGAGAAAGTATGAAATATACGGTAGTAAAAAGAATACATTTTCAATATTCAAGTGATAGTGTGAATGTAATTAAAGAGGCAGACACATTTGAAGAAGCTACAAAATTTAAAGTAGCAGCAGAAATGTTACAAGACAAAAACTCAGAGCACACTATTCAAATTTTAATTAATTCAGATGATGCTTTTGAGTTCACTAGAGAGCCTTTACTTTTAGAAGCTGAAGTATCAAAGAAGGCTTCATGAAAGAAGGGTATATTGTCTGTCCCAAATGTAAAGGCAATGGCTTTGTAAGAGTTCCTTATGAAGAAGCACATGAGGAACAACACGCTAATTGTCCTGACTGTGGGGCACAAGGTGAGGTGTTAGACAAAGAAACAATAAAATACGTAGAGGAACTTAGAAAAAAATTATGATGTCAGAAGAAGATATAAAAGAATATCATAAACTAGTTGAAAAACTAGAGCTCCTGAAAAAGAAGGGTCTTGAAACAGATGATCGAGGCCCTTCTGATCTCACTAAACAAATAGAAGTATTAAAATTTAGAAATGAAAAACTACATCAATACAACGAAAAATTAATCGAAGAAGTTAGATCTCTTCGATCTAAACTATATATAAAGGAAAATTAATGCTTAAGGGAGACAGTGGAGACTATAATTTATTAGCTAAATGGGCAAGTGAATTAAGCCCTCGAGACTTTTATTTAAGTGTCGAGATAGGGGTAAGAGAAGGCTATGGTTCTCATGTTATTATGGAAAATCTTAAAAATAAAAATAATTTTCACATAGGTATAGATCCTTATGGTGACATAACTTATGATCATGTGGATCCACAAGCAGGTGTGGTCCCTAGGTGGACAGATTTTGATGGTAATATATTATATAATCCAGATGGTTCGTTTAAAACTCCAACCTACCCCAACTCCATGAAACAAACTTTCTTAACTGCTTTTAATAAACACGAAAATTTTATTTTATATCAGTTGGAAGACATTGAATACTTTAATGCGTTTGGTCAAGGTGTACCTATCTATTACAAAGGTCAAAAAAAGATCATGAACAATTATGATTTTGTACACTTCGATGGTCCACACACCACCGCTGCAGTATTACATGAAGCTTTATTCTTTGCTAATCGTTCAAACGTAGGTACTAGATTTGTATTTGATGATGTAGATACTTACGATATGCGATCGATTCAACAGGCGTTGACTCACTATGACTTTTATTTAATAGAACAAGGTAAACAAAAGGTATGCTTAGAAAAATCGAACGGACTAATGAAATCATAATGGGTTATAAAAATCCTCATGATTCTAGAAGAGTACAGAAAGATTTTGAATATCAAAACTCGGAACGTGGATATGTAACTAGATGTATTTCTGCTAAATTTAAACCTAGTTATGCAAAATACGGTGGGCATATTCCTGAAATAGATAAAAAAGAAATATGGCGTTTGTACATGAATCATATCATTAATATGAAAGAAAAATTTCCAGAGTCTGATGGTAGAATTTGTAGGTATTGCGAATTACCTTTTACATTTAAAGCTAGGATGGGGACCAGAGGTAAAGGCTACCAAGGTCGTAAAGGACAGATAAAAACTAATTTTAGTATTGATAGATATGACCCGAGATTGACGTATCGTACTGATAATATTGTCTTTTGTTGTGTTTCTTGTAATGATAAAAAAAGAGATAGTAATCCAGATGATTGGAAAAATTATTTAAGAGTAGGTGGAGAATTTATACGTGATTAGAATGTTTATTATATTAATATTGTTGAGTGGATGTAGCGCAAAGTTTGATGGCTATGATCCTTCAACAACAATGGTAAGATGGATACTAACGAATGATAAAAATAAATAAAAAGTTTTACTACCCGACTTCGACTCGAAGAATAATAGATGGTAAAAGACATTACTTAGTAGGTGACGAAAAGTTACCAAGTGTTACAAGTATATTAAAGGCCTGCGAAAGTGAAGAGAAAAAAGCTTCATTAGCGGCGTGGCGTTCTCGAGTAGGTGAAGAAAACGCTTCAAAGATCACGGACAACGCAGCATCGAGAGGAACTCTTATGCACTCGGTTCTTGAAGGATATATGCTTAATAGACCTGTCGTAGATCTAACTCCTGAAGGACAGTTGGCTACAAAGATGGCACAAATAATCGCGGACCAGGGATTAAAAAATAAACTTGAAGAGTTATGGGCTGCGGAATGTGTTTTATTTTATCCTGAAATGTACGCAGGGGCCAGTGATGGAGTTGGAATATACGAAGGCAAAGAAGCTATCATAGATTTTAAACAAACAAATAAACCGAAACGAAAAGAATGGATCGAGGATTATTTTTTACAACTAGCAGGATATGCTATTGCCCATAACCAAATTTATCAAACTAATATTCAGTTTGGAATCATTCTAATGTGTAGTAAAGATTTATTGTATCAAGAATTTCGCGTAGAAGGCGAAGAATTCAAACATTATGCGAACGAATGGTGGAAGAAAGTAGACCAATATTACAAGCAGAAAAAAATTGTGGATAATTAAATTATTATGTTGACATTGTTTTACTCTCCTATAATATCCTATTTATATAAAAAAGGAGAAAAAATGAAAAAATATGGTTATTACCCTAGCTTCCTAACGAAACAAGGTTATTTGTTTAAAGCTGCTAAAACTAAGAGAGCTTTTGTAAAAGTAAATTTATTTAAACAGAATAATTTTATTAAAATTCCTAAATCTATGGGTGGTGGTAAAAAAGTTTATGGTTCAAGATTTCGTACATGGGGTATTGTCAATCATTTAATTGAGGAAGATAATCCAGGAATTTATGTTTATTTTAGAAGTACAGCTAATGAACTTTTTTATAAAAAAAATAAATTTAAACAATTGAGGTTAATATGAAAGAAAAAGGTAGAACGTTTGATGGTATTACAAGACCATCCAACAACACTTACCGAAAAAATTTTAATGAAATATTTGGTAAGAAACCGTCAACAGATGGTTTAAAAGGCACTGTTATATGCAAAGCTAAAAAGTGTGATAATTATTTATATAAAAATGAAAGCTCTAGTCTACGTGGATATTGTTGGGAGTGTGGCTAAAATACAACAATAGTGTGATATAAATACAACACTTTCCCTCTGGGCTAGGGTAAAAGCCCCTATAGACTTTTTTTGCCAGAAAAATTTTTTTGTTTTTCAATTTCCAAAACGCTGTTACAATGGTTACAATGGCCTTCAAAAGACTATTATTCGCATATACCAACACTTATAGACGATATTTTTGTAACAAAACGCTGTTACAATGGTGTTACAGCTGTTACAATTTACTATTATTAGCTTATACCAACGCTTTTAGCAAACCCGTACGCGCGCATAAGAAAAAGTTTTTAGGAAAAAATGTGCCTAGAGAAAAAACCTATTGGTGCTATAAGGGAGAATGCCAAAAAAGAGAAAAATATTTCCAAGAATATCTAATAAAAATTTAGGTAAAGATATATCTAAATATCCTTTTGTGGAAATTAGATGGATTGATATCGAGGGAGACGATGGTTGGAGTAGTTTATCTTCATTGGAAAAAGACAAACTTCCTGTTGCAGTATCTAAAGGTTATTTACTTAGTCAGAAAAAAGGTGTTACTAGAATATTTAGAGATTACATTGAAAGTAAAGAAAACAATACCTTTGAAGACATAGGCAGCACTGTAATAATTCCTACTTCCGTGATTGTGTCGATAAAGAAGTTGAACCTGAATTAGGCTCTTCAATTATTTCTGCGTCTCCATCTATGATAGGTTTAAAATCATTTAAAGCTTTAGCTAACATTTTATCTAGTTCCGATTCATCCACATTATTGAGGTCCTTGTGCAGGTGTAAGTGATTATTATTTTGAAATCCTGCAGCCTTACCTCTAGCTATTTCCATATTACCCGCAGCACTCCAGGCTTTACCTTCGAATGCGCCGTCTCTGATTCTACCTAATTCAGCCAAGTGCTTTTCATAAGTGATGTCATATTTTTTTAATTTTTCTGCTCTTAATCTTCCAATGTATTGAGTAACCAAAGGATACAAGGCAGGATTTTGAAGTCGACTAGCGCAGACATAAGCACCATCAGGTTTATAACCTGCTTCAATAGCACATTCAGAATCAGTTTTTTTACCTTCTTCTGTTACTATTAAATTAGCAAACTTAATTTGTTTTTCTGTAAGTCTTTTAGGAACTCCCATACTTGCAATATAATTTATTTTTGATATATATTCAAGTAATGGTATCAGGAAAGCTATTAAGACAGGCCCTAGATAAGTTTATGAAATCGCCAGTAGCACAAGAGGCAAGAGTACAGGTGTGTTTACCCGACGGGAAATATTATGACATCAAGGACATTAAATTAATGGAAAACAAAATACTTGGAGTCCGAGAAACACATAGACTGGTGATGACTTTGTACTCATCTAAATGGAATATGGGTGAAGTAATTAAGAAAATTTAATTAACTTTAATGCTCTGGACTTAACTTGAAAAATGATTAAGGGAGAGACTAAGTTTTGGCATGAAATTAAGGCGTTCAATATTAAAAATAATTGCGAATTATCATTTACACGCTTGGAAAATAGTGCTGCACACGGGACTCCTGATCTATTGGTTTATAATAATTTTGGCCACTTTTTCACTATCGAGTTGAAGTTAAATTTGGTTAAAAAAATTCGGTTTTCACCTCACCAAATTGGCTTCCATATCAAACACCCGCACAACAGTTTCATCATGGCCAAGGGCCTCTGTCAGAGAGACATAAAACTTTATGAGGGAAGGTTTATTGAAGATTTAATTAAGGGGAAGGCTGATCCTTGTGCCACGGGTATGGAGTCAATCTTTAAATTTCTACAAAAAATTTAGCGTCCTACAATATCCTATGTCCAAGGTCAATGGCCAAAGTGTCGCGGCTCGAGAGAAGAGCTTGTGGGCGGGACCCACCCGGGGGAGGAAAAAAATTTAACCTGTGGCCTGTGGCCTGTGGACTTCGCTTGCGGACTGTGGTGCGTGCTTGTGGGCGGGACCCACCCTATTTTTTATTTCTGCTTGAGGGCTTTGCAGGTAGGGAACTAGCACCTGCTACTAGCGGGCCGTTTGTATAATAGGCGCGCCCGTGACCTCGCTTGAGGGCTGGTGGAATACGACCAGCCCCCTTCGGGCAGTTACTCGTCATGGATATTTCACATAACGCTTTCGATACTTCTACCGATAACCCTGCCTGTTCCTTACCCGTGACTAGCCGTTCTTGTTTCAAACGGACATTGCAATGGGTTTCTAGGAATTTGTTTCTAATGTTGACCATAAGAAATATTTTTAATTTTTGGGTTCCAACATTTTCTACAATCTAAACATTGCCCGCCCTGCTGCGGTGCTGGACATGTTGCTTTAGTAGTCACCACTGTGGATGTATTGGGCCAGCTTTTAATTGGTCCCTGATTCACCATCGGTGAAGATAATCTAATTGTTAAATTGTCAGGCTTAAATTTTAAATATTTTTTAACCCATGCTTCTTTGGTTGGCATCCAATGCATTCTTGAAGGTGTCAACCTGCAGACGGCGAAAATTTTCTGAAGGTGTTCTAGGTCCTGGACGTCACCTGAGTCATGCCACCTAAAAATATCAGGCTTTTTAGAATTAATTAACAAGGCCATGGCCTCGACCCATCGCGGATTTTTAATTGCTTTTAATCTTCTGTATTGTGCATCTTGTACAATCTTGAAAACGTAACAACCTTTGAGAGCGTAACAGTCACTACAAACGCTGCCTTCTTTGTCCTGCAGCTTGCCGCCTGTGTTACACTCTTTCGCTGGTATACCAATTGACCAGCCTGGCATTTTACCAGGCTTGCTAAGGCCGCCGACCAATAACCAGGCTTCACTTGATTTCATAAGATAACCAGCCTTCCGCTTCGTCAACGCCCATCATAAAATATTTAAGCTGTTCTTTTGTCTTAAATTTATATGTTTTCTTTTTTTGTTTTTGGCTGCCCCAAATAATAGCTATTTTAATTTGTTTCTTTGGTCTATGCATTTTTTAGTATTTATAGTTTTTTTAATTTATTAATAAAACCTGGATACTCTTTGGCCATGTCTTCGCCATATACTTCAAACCAAATTTTAATAATTTGTTTAATTAATTTTTCTTTCATGAGTCTAATATAGGTTATTGTAGGATATTGTCAATAAATCTTTTTTGTGGATAAGTAAAATTTTTTTCTTGACATATCCTATAATATCCTTTACACTTGGACGGCGGTTGGGGATGGCGGAGGACAGATAAGAGCTTGTGGGCGGGGCCCGCCCGGGGAGGAAAAAAATATTTAACTTGTTGCCTGTGATTAGTGCCTGTGGGCGGGACCCACCCATATTTTTTTATTTTTTTTAAACTTGTTGCTTGTTGGCTTGTGGTTTACGACTATTGTAGGTCTTACGGAGCAACCCCGCCTACATAAATTTAAACCCCGAACTGCAAGCAGTCCTAGTTTAAAACTAGTCAGCTAGTCTGTTTTAAATCCCGGTAGCCGTAGGATTAACCAGTTGTTTCGTGGCAAGCATCTCGCTTTACAGCTCAAACGATGGCTGGACATTCCAACGCCATTCGACACAACAACTGATCCCAGGTCCAACACTAAGGTAAAAGGTTGCGATCCTTTCTTTAGAATCAAAACCCTAATATTAGACCAGGGATCAGTTGGACTGCGTTTACCTCTAGGGTGCATCGTCCCGCTGATATCAAGCGTTACTGATCCCAGGTCCACTGGTAGAAACTCTAGAATACATCTACTCTCGATATCTGAGTAAACAGTGGACCAGGGATCAGTTCGGTATCGTCAACTTCAGTGGACGAACCAGACAACTGATCCTTGTCGGTTTCCCCAGATAATTATGATGACTGGGGAACACCTAGTTTATTTGGCAGATTGCATAATATCTGTAATAAACTCATAAAATCAATTTAACAGAATATCCTATAATAACAAGGACAATATTGTCGCACCTAATTTAGAACCTTTCTAAAGTAGAGAAGAGCATGTGGGCGGGTCCCACCCACTAAAGTAGAGAAGAGCATGTGGGCGGGTCCCACCCATATAAAAAAATAAAAATTTTTTCTTTTTAGGGCTTGACACTTATCCTATAATAACCTATAAACAAATCAGTTGTAATAATAACAAAAACAGAAAGGAATACATTATGCAACCATTAAGAAAAGACCACGTTGACCACTACAAAGAATTCGTAAGAGATGAATTCAGTATTGCGTCAAATCATGTTGAGCAAGAAATATCTCAACAAGCTTACGATAAAGTTGAGGAAGTTGGCTCTGAATTTGCCAAAGAACTGAAATTAGAAAAGTTGATTTCAGAAATGGCAAAAAGAGAAAAAGCTTTGCGAGATTTCCAAAGTAAAAAACAATCTATGGAATATGACTTGCAACGTAATGCGCAGGAAATCGCTGACCGAATATCAGAGATTTTTAATAATAAAAGAAAACAACGTAAATGGGATATGTCCGCGGTCAGTATTACTATAAAAGATGACCATGACGCAGTTGATTATATCAACAAGAAAATTAAAAAAGCTTGTTATGAAGAAGCTGAAACCCACGCCAGAAAAAAACATAAATTGTATCATGCACTAGAGGGTAAAAAGAAAAAGTGTTTGAATATACTTTATACAGGTAGCCACATTCAACCAACATTGGTTGAGTTGCAAAAAGAAATGGCAACCGCTAACATACAATTAGATTTACCTAATTCGCTGTTAGCTTTACCAAGTGGAGCGAAATAATGGAAGTAGTTGCAAGGTTAATGATGATACTAACAGGATTTATTATTGTCATGTTAGGTTTTATCACTTTCATTCATTCGGCGGATCATAGAATACTTGGTTTGTTAATTCTATTTGCAGGTGTTGTTTCAATGTTTGCAGGAATACCAAGTGTAGAAGATAACTCTTTGAGACTTAATGAAAGTTTTGAAAGAAATAAAAAACAAATGAGGTTTGATTTTGATAAGTAAATAATTAAACGTGGCGCGAGAAATCGCGCCACACTAAAAAATTATAGAGAAGAGCATGTGGGCGGGGCCCACCCGGGAAAAAAAGAAAAAAAATAAATTTAATGGGTTGACAGAATATAGGATAATATGCGATACTCTCTTATTAACTTAACGAAAGGAATACAATGTTAATAGTACACTACCAAAACCTAAAACACTATGATGCAGATAAAGGTCAGTGGTTAGGTGAAAAAGGTCAAAACGCAATTGACCAAAGAAAACAAGCTGACACTTTGGGTTGGTTGATGATGTCTGTCGGAGTAAATGAGATCACAGAAAAAACTATAGATGAAATTATTTTCAGAACTAAGTTTTTAGATTTCTGTTGGGGTAAGTCTTACTTTGTTGGCAATCTGAGTGACACGGATCTTAGACAATTATTCAAAAACCATATTGGTTTAAGAATAGCTGTAACAAATAGATACTTAAAAAACATAAGCACTAGACATAAGTTTATGGTTAATCAATTAGATAATATTGAAGAAAGGATTATGAAACAAATAAACAACTAGTTTCGTTAAGAAATAGGCCATGTAGTTTTTGCATGGCCTATCCTACATTGTCCTATGCAAAAACTGCATAGATAAGAGCATGTGGGCGGGACCCACCCAAGCGCGCTTCGCGCGCTTTAAAAGGGGACCCTAAAGGAATTACTTTTATGTTTCACGTGAAACATTTTTTTCGATACCCCCTTGGTCTAGTAGGGGTCCCAGACCTACCCTATATAGTTTGATTTGCACAGTTAATCATGTATAATACTTTACCACCCATATTGAAACATATGCTAACAGTACAAGATATAAATAAAATAGAAGATCCTCTTGAGCGTAAAAAACTTAAAATTCAAATTATTGAAAGACATCAAAGAAAAGAACTTAAAAAAGTTAAAACTAATTTTTTATCTTTTGTAAAAAAAATGTGGCCAGATTTTATAGAGGGGTCCCATCATACCGAGATAGCAGATAAATTTAATAGATTAGCTTCAGGAGAATTGACCCGTCTAATTATAAACATGCCACCAAGGCATACTAAATCAGAATTTGCATCGTTCTTTCTTCCTGCATGGATGATTGGACAAAATCCAAAATTAAAAATAATTCAAGCAACTCACACAGCAGAGCTTGCTGTAAACTTTGGTCGTAAAACAAAACACTTAATTGATTCACAAGAATATCAAAATATTTTTAAAACTAGATTACAAGAAGATAGTAAAGCTGCAGGACGTTGGAATACATCTGATGGTGGTGAATACTTTGCAGTCGGTGTCCAAGGTGCAGTAACAGGTAGAGGTGCTGATCTACTCATCATTGATGATCCACATTCAGAGCAAGATGTAAACTCCCCCTCAGCATTTGATAATGCATATGAGTGGTATACTAGCGGACCACGGCAAAGGCTTCAACCAGGAGGTCGTATTGTTTTAGTTATGACTAGATGGTCTACAAAAGATTTAACTCAAAGATTATTAAATGCACAAAGCAATGAGAATGCTGATCAGTGGGAAGTTGTAGAATTTCCTGCAATCCTTCCAAGTGGAGAACCTGTTTGGCCTGAGTATTGGAAACTTGAAGATTTAAATTCAGTTAAAGCATCTGCTGGTGTTGCAAAGTGGAACGCACAATACATGCAGAATCCAACTTCAGAAGAAGGAGCTCTCATTAAAAGAGAATGGTGGAAAAATTGGGACCATAAAGAAATGCCAGTTATTGAACATACCATTCAAAGTTATGATACCGCATATTTAAAAAAAGAGACAGCTGACTATAGTGCAATTACTACTTGGGGAGTCTTTCGTCCTAATGAAGATTCTCCTCGTCAAATTATATTATTAGATTCTTATAAAGAACGTTTAGAGTTTCCTGAGCTTCGTCGTGTTGCACTAGAACAATATAAATATTGGAATCCAGAAACAGTTATCATTGAAGCAAAAGCATCTGGTTTACCTTTAATGTACGAGTTGCGTAATATGGGAATTCCAGCAATGAATTTTACACCTAGTAAAGGTCAAGATAAAATTGCAAGAGTTAATGCAGTCTCTCCTTTGTTTGAGTCAGGACAAGTTTGGGCTCCCTTAGATCAAGAGTTTGCGCAAGAACTTGTTGAAGAATGTGCTGCGTTTCCTTATGGAGACCATGACGATTTAGTTGACTCTACGACTCAGGCTCTGTTAAGATACCGACAAGGTGGATTTATAGATCATCCTGAGGATTACAAAGAGGAACAACAACCTAAACGAAAAAAGAAGTTTTATTGGTAATGAAAAAAAATCCCACATTAGTTAAAAACATGAAGCACGTGCAATTTAATCAAATACCACCATTAAGTGGCCCTGATCCACGAGGCTTGATTAATCAAACAAAACAAACTATACAAGATAAATTGGAGAATAAAAATGGCAGAAATAGACAAAGGATTAACCGAAGTAACAAAAACGGTTGAGATAGCAGGGCCCGAGGAACAAGTTGAGGTCCAAGAAGAGATTACAGAATCATTACCCAATGCGGGTGAAACAGAAATTACCCCGACAGAAGATGGCGGTGTAGAAATTAATTTTGAACCTGGAGCATTTAACCAAGCACAAAGTGAAAATCATTTTGACAATTTAGCTGAGTTATTACCAGAGGAAATATTAGGTCCTCTAGGTTCAGAGTTAAATCAAAATTATATGGACTACAAAGAGTCTCGTAAAGAATGGGAACATTCTTACATAACAGGACTAGATCTTTTAGGATTTAAATACGAAGATCGAACGGAACCTTTTAATGGAGCTGCAGGTGCAACTCACCCAGTTCTTGCAGAAGCAGTTACACAATTTCAAGCGTTAGCTTACAAAGAATTACTTCCAGCATCTGGACCTATTAGAACTGAAATTATGGGAGCACCGAGTCCTGAAAAAGAAATGCAATCGACTAGAGTTAAAGATTTTATGAATTGGCAGTTGATGGATCAAATGAAGGAATATGAACCTGAGTTCGATCAATTGTTATTTTACCTCCCTCTTGCTGGATCTGCCTTTAAGAAAGTCTATTACGATGATCTTTTAGGCAGAGCAGTTTCTAAATTTGTACCCGCAGAAGATTTAGTGGTTCCATATTCTGCAACATCTTTAGAAGATGCGACCGCCGTGGTTCACGTGGTAAAAACAAAAGAGAACGATTTAAGAAAACAACAAGTAAATGGTTTTTATAGAGACGTGGATCTAGGAAGTCCTGGAAACGTAGAATCAGATTTAGATAGAAAAGAACGAGAGTTAGAAGGAATACAAAAAACACACGATGAAGATGTTTACAATATTTTAGAATTTCATATAGACTTAGATTTAGAAGGGTTCGAGGACCGAGGACAAGATGGTCAACCTACTGGAATTAAATTACCTTACATTGTAACAATCGAAGAAGCATCAAGAGAAATATTATCAATTAGAAGAAACTATGAAATTAATGATCCAAAGAAAAAGAAAATTTCTTACTTTGTACATTTTAAATTTTTACCTGGTTTAGGTTTTTATGGTTTTGGATTAATTCATATGATAGGTGGTCTATCAAGAACTGCAACCGCAGCTCTAAGATCATTACTAGATGCTGGTACCCTCTCCAATTTACCAGCAGGATTTAAGATGCGCGGCATCAGAATTAGAGATGACGCGCAATCTATTACTCCAGGTGAATTTCGAGATGTGGATGCTCCAGGCGGAAATATTAAAGATGCTTTTATGGCATTGCCTTTTAAAGAGCCTTCACAAACTTTGCTACAGCTTATGGGTGTCGTTGTAGATGCAGGGCAACGATTTGCATCGATTGCCGACTTGCAAGTAGGAGACGGGAATCAACAAGCAGCAGTGGGAACGACAGTAGCCTTGTTGGAACGAGGAAGCAGAACTATGTCTGCGATTCACAAAAGAATTTATGTGAGTCTCAAACAAGAATTTAAAATGCTTGCTCGAGTATTTAAAACATATTTACCGCAAGAGTATCCTTACGATGTGGTAGGTGGACAAAGAACTATTAAACAACAAGACTTTGATGATAGAATAGATATTTTACCTATAGCAGACCCTAATATATTTTCTCAAACACAAAGAATATCAATTGCTCAAACAGAATTACAATTAGCTCAATCAAATCCTGGAATGCATAACTTATATAATGCGTATCGTTCCATGTATGAAGCGTTAGGAGTAAAAAATATTGATATGATTCTAAAACCTGTGGCGCCACCAATGCCAATGGATCCTAGTATTGAAGCTATTCAAGCTTTAGCAGGAAAACCTTTTCAAGCTTTTAAAGGACAAGATCATAGAGCTCACATTACAGCCCATTTAAATTTTATGACGTCATCAATGGCTAGAAATAATCCAATGGTAACAGCTTCAATGCAAAAAAATATTTTTGAACACATAAGCTTAATGGCATTAGAGCAAGTTGAAGTAGAATTTAAAGATCAAATCCTAATGATTCAACAAATGCAACAACAAATGAAAGTAAATCCTGCAATGGCACAAGATCCGCAGATGCAACAACAAATGATGGCAGTAAATATGCAGATTGAATCTAGAAAAGCTGTGTTAATTGCAGAAATGTTCGAAGATTATGCTAAAGAAGAACAAGAATTAATGGGTGAATATGGAAATGACCCAATTGCTAAGTTAAAAGCAAGAGAATTAGACATCAGAGCTAAAGATGACTTCGTATCTGCACAACAAGCCCAAGAAAAAATCAATCTTGATAAAATGAAAGCAATGATGAACCAACAAAACAAAGATGAGAAGCTGGCACAGAACGAAGAACTTGCAGAATTACGTGCTGCTACTTCTCTTGCTAAACAAGAAATGGCTAACCGAAGTAAAATACACGATTTTGGTAGAAATTTTAAAAAAAAATAAGTATAACAGGTTAAGGAGAAAATTATGGCAGATTTAAAAAATAAACTTTCTTATGGTAGAAAAGGAACTGTTGCTTCTTCTAATGCAACTGGTGGTGTAGAGATTACAACTCCAGAAATTAGAACTGAAACAGATCCAAGATCTACTATCCTTACAAACCAAGACAGAGTATTCAACAAAATAGGTGTTGGAGATGAAGTTGAAGTTAGAGGAACTAAAAGAATGTTAAAATCTAAAAGTAAAAAAGCAACTTGGTACTAAGTCATGTGGTTATCGGCAATTAAATTAGCTGTATCTGCTGGTAGTAAAATTTATGCTAACAAGCAGAAGACAAAAATAGCTATGTCAGATGCACAGCTTATGCATGCTTCTCGTATGGCCGAAGGTAAGGAAGCTTACCAAGGCAAACTTTTAGAAGCCCGTCAATCAGATTGGAAGGACGAGGCGGTTTTATTGATTCTCTCGGCGCCAATAGCAATTTTGGCCTGGGCGGTTGTAAGTGACGATCCATCAGCTATGGAGAAAGTGAATGTGTTCTTCGAACATTTCGCGGCACTCCCGAGTTGGTTTACAAATTTGTGGATCCTTGTCGTCGCGAGCATTTATGGAATAAAGGGTACACAAATATTTAGAAACAACGGAGGAAAAAAATAATGGCAAACAGATACTTTAACAAACAAGTTGCTAACTCTAGAACACCTGCCAAAATAGGCGGAAGAATGATGAAAAGAGGTGGCGGAATGTCAACTGCTAGAAAAGATATGGCTTCAGGATACTACGAAGATGATATGGGTATGAGAGGTGGAGCTATGTATAAAAAAGGTGGCAAAGTTGGCAAAAAGAAACAAGGTTACAAAGCTAGAAAAGATGAGTCTATCGCTATGAGAATTAAAAAGAAAAGAACTAAGAAGCAATTAAAAGCTTCAAGAGATGATTCTTATGGAAGATTCGGAAGCAAAGCTAAAAAATCTGGTAAAATAAATAAGTAGGTTAATTATGAAAAAACCAATTCCAAAAGGAAAAAAAGGTAAAGGTATAAGAAAACTTAAAAAGGTAGCTCCAGCAGTTGCGAAACGAATGGGTTACAAAAAAGGAATGCGAGCGAGATAATGGCTAAACTTTGTCCTGCAGGAAAAGCTGCTGCTAAAAAAAAATTTGACGTGTATCCAAGCGCATACGCAAATATTTGGGCAAGCAAATACTGTAAAGGCAAAGTAGGTCGAAGTAAAAAAGCTAATGGAGGAATTTGTAAGGTAGCTAAAAAAGGCAAAGGCAATGCTTACGGAAAAAATTCATGAGTGGATTAAAAAAATGGTTAGACGACAAATGGGTGGATATTGGAGCACCGAAGAAAGACGGAAAATATCAACCTTGTGGGAGACAAAAGGGAAGCAAGAGGAAATATCCAAAATGCGTCCCACTTGCAAAAGCCACACGAATGACAAGTTCGCAAAAGGCGAGTGCTGTCAAACGAAAAAGAGCAGTATCTAATACGGGTCCTAAACCAACTAACGTTGCAACATTTGCTAAACGAGATAGAAAAGCAATTGGAGGAATAATATGAAATCTCAAAAAAGAAAATCCGTTAAGAAAGTAATTAAGGGTTTAAAGAAAGCGTCTAAGCTGCATGCAGGACAAGCTAAGACTTTAAAAAAAGTAATAGGATCTAAAAAATGAAAATGCCAAATACAAAATACACCGGTAGTTTTATAAAAGGTGGTCCTGGAGAAAATCAAAGTTATAAAAAATATTACGGCAAGATGCTTCAAGGTTTTAAAAGAGGTGGTGACGTAATGCCTAAAAGAAATAAAAAAAATTTTAGACCCACTGAAAAAGGGGCTGGAATGACACAAGCAGGAGTTAAAGCATATAGAGCAGCAAATCCTGGTAGTAAATTAAAAACAGCAGTAACTGGAAAAGTTAAAAAAGGTTCAGCTGCTGCAAAACGTAGAAAGTCGTATTGCGCAAGAAGTGCAGGTCAGATGAAACAGTTTCCTAAAGCTGCTAAAGATCCTAATTCTAGACTACGTCAAGCTAGAAGAAGATGGAAATGTTAGATAAATTTTTATATAAAATTTTTGGAGCTTTAGATGTTTTTTGTGAATCACTTGCAAAATTACTAGAATCAAAAATAAAGAAAGGTAAGAAAAAAAATGGAAGAACTAAACATAATAACTAAAATACAAAAAATGTTAAAAGAACGTTACCAACAAGTTGGTGACACAATGGTAAGTGGTGGTGTTGACAATATGGAAAAATACAAGTACATGTTAGGACAGGCACACGCCTACCAATTTATTTCAGGGGAAATATCCAACCTGCTAAACAAAGGAGCTAAAGATGGAAAAGACGGAAAAGTCGTCAACATTGGAAAAGACAGAAGTCCCAAAGCATAAAAACGCTTTGGCAGAAAAATACGAAAAAGAAAATAAAGAAAAACTTCAAAAAGAAGTTGATGGTTACGAACGTTTAAAAACCAAAGAAACTTCAAAGTTACCTCAGCCAACTGGTTGGAGACTTTTAGTTTTACCTTTTAAGATGCCAGAGAAAACTAAAGGTGGTTTGCTTTTAGGAGCAGACACGCTTGAAAGACAACAAGTTGCATCTACATGTGGACTCGTCCTTTCGATGGGACCATATTGTTATGATAAACAAAAATTTCCTGAAGGGCCTTGGTGCAAAAAAGGAGACTGGGTTATCTTTGCTCGTTATGCGGGTTCAAGATTGCCTATAGATGGTGGGGAAGTAAGATTGCTAAATGATGATGAAGTGTTAGCAACCATCGATAAACCCGAAGACATACTTCATACATTTTAACCATAGGAGAATACTATGCAAGACACAGACAAACCCGTTGACATAGATACATCTGGACCAGGTGCTGAGGTAGAGTTAGAAGAATCAAAAGAAAATTTGATTGAAGAAACTGTATCAGAAGAAAAAACACAAGGAACGGATAAATCATATGAAAACGAACGTGAAACAAAACTTGAAGACGGTGGTAGCGCCGATGACGCAAATGCGAAATCTAATCAGCCAACTGATGTTCAAGCTAGCGAAGAGAATACAGAAAAAAAGAAAGAATTAGAAGAATACTCTGATGGAGTAAAAAGAAGAATAGCTAAATTAACTAAAAAAATGCGTGAGTCGGAACGAAGAGAAGAAGCCGCTACTCTGTATGCAAAAAGTGTTTTAGCTGAAAAAGAAGCGTTAAGTTCTAGACTCTCAAGATTAGATACAGGATTTGTAACTGAAAAAGAGAATAGAATTAAATCAGGTATGGAAGCAGCTGTTGCAAAACTTGCAAAAGCTAGAGAAGAAAGCGATCTTAAGGCTGAAGTTGCTGCAACTGCAGAAATTTCAAGACTAGGTTATGAAGAAGCAAGACTTGCTGATTTAAAAGCTAGACAAGTTGAAAAGAAAGCTGAAACATTAACACCACAACCTCAACAACAAGAAGTGGATGCACCAAGACAAGTTGATTCTAGAGCAAGAGATTGGGCTAGAAAAAACGATTGGTTCAATAAAGACCCCATTATGACTGAGGGAGCAAAAGTAATACACAGACAATTGACTGAAATTGAAGGATATGATCCTAATTCTGAGCCCGAAGAGTATTATTCGGAAGTAGATAGAAGAATAAGACTTGAATTTCCTCATAAGTTTGATACTAATGCTACTCAGGAATCGACTAAACCTACTCAAACTGTAGCTTCAGCTACGCGAGTAAATAAATCTTCAGGTCGCAAAATTGTGAAACTCACGCCTTCACAAGTAGCAATTGCTAAAAAATTGGGTGTGCCACTTAAAGACTATGCGGAACAATTAAAAATCACGGAAGGAGTATAAGCATGGAAAATCAAGATAAAAAAACTTCACGTGCGAGTCAGACTAGAGAAAAAACATCTCGACCAAAAGTCTGGTCTCCACCATCTTTATTAGATGCACCCCCTGCACCAGCAGGTTTTGTACATAGATGGCTAAGAGCTGAGTCTATGGGATTCGACGATTCTAAAAACGTACAAAGCAGAATAAGATCTGGCTTTGAATTAGTAAGAGCCGATGAATATAATGAAACAGACTATGCTGTAGTACAAGACGGTAAATACAAGGGAGTGATCGGTCAAGGTGGCCTAGTGCTCGCTAGAGTATCTGTAGAGATCGCAAAACAATACGCTGATTACTATCGTAAACAAGCGCAGGATAACGAAAATGCTTTTGATAACGATCTACTAAAGGAAGAGCATCCAAGTATGCCTATCAGTGTTGATAGAAATACTCGTGTAACTTTTGGTGGTACGAAGAAATAAGTTTTTTAACAATTTCTAGTTACATCAATTAAATTAAACAATGGAGAAAAACTATGGCAAACCAAGATAGTCCTTTCGGCTTAAGAGCAATTGGAAAAATCGGTCAAAATAGAGATAACCAAGGTTTAGCAGAATTTAGTATTGCAGCATCAGCTACAGCTATATTCGGTCAAGATCCAGTAAAAGCATTAAATACTGGAACTATCGGTGTAGCAGGAGCGGGTGATACTTTACTAGGAGCTCTAAACGGAGTTTTCTTTACTGACGCGAATACAAGTAAACCAACGTTTGCGAATCATCTGTTAGCATCTAATACTGCTACAGATATCGTAGGCTTTGTATCTTCAGATCCTTACGAGAGATTTGAGATTCAATCAGACAACACACTAGCTTCTGCACAAACGGACGTATTTATGAATTACGACCTAACTTATGCAGCAGGAAGTACACACGATCACCTTTCAGGTGTTGAATTAGATGACTCTACTGGAGTATCTACTACAGCACAATTAAGAGTGGTTGGAGTTTCAAAAGACATTAAGAACAATGATTTAACTGCTTCGCATGTTAACTTTGTTGTAATGGTCAATGAGCACTTCTTAAAAGCAACGGCTGGCGTATAATAGCAGAATAGGAGATTAAATTATGGCTATATCACGAGGACAACTAGTTAAAGAACTAGAGCCAGGTTTGAACGCACTGTTCGGCTTGGAATACAAAAGATACGAAAACCAACATGCTGAGATATATGCAACAGAAACATCAGACAGAGCTTTTGAAGAAGAAGTTATGTTATCTGGTTTCGCTAATGCTCAAGTAAAACCTGAAGGTTCAGGTGTAGTTTTTGACAATGCTCAAGAAACTTACACTGCAAGATACACTATGGAAACTGTGGCTCTT